GCCCAATGATCTGCTCAACCTGCAAGCGCATCTTCAGAGCTAAGTGCTCATTAATGTGCGCCTGCAGCGCTGGGTTCTCTTCAGCAATCGGAGCGTGCGCCGCGATGTGCGCATCGTGATCCTGATACGCGCCAGCGATCAATGGGATGCCGACCAGCGCGTTCTGGTTCTCAGACAGCGGATCCATTGGCCTTGGCTTCTGCTGCTCAGGCAACAGGAGCATTTCAATCTTCTCTTCAGGAATCCCCATCTCAACATACATCTGACGATAGGCTTCGCGCAGATTGTGCTGGTCAGGCTGCTGTGTCGCGAAACGCAAAAGGGCCTCAGCCCTCATCATGCGCTGCGCCGACGACGAAATGTTTGGATCGCTTACCGGAATGACATCGATGTTATCCGAGAAGTCTTCCCGCATAATCGCCGACATGCCGCCGCGAACTGGGAATGGATACGGTTCGTCTGGCAGATACTTGCCAAACAAATTCGCAATCATCTTTAGTTCCCGATTGAACGCCTTATGCGACCGCTTGAGCGTCGCCGACTGGAGTCGGGTTGCCGCTTCCATAAGAGCCACAGTCGTTCCAACTGGAGCATCTTGTCTGCCCTCACCCACCGCAATTTCGGCTGTGTTGGCAAGATTCCGCGCACTCTCATACGTTTCCTTCAGCAGCGCCAAAGAAACCTGCGAAGGTTCCTTATACGGCATCGTCATGATTGCGTTCTGAATCGGCATGCCGCCCGTGTCGATTTCACGGAACTCCGTCGGGCCAATCCCGATGTTGTTGTCGTCCAGACGCATGCCCTTAACGCGCAAGCCACCGGGGAAGTTATTCAACGTCGCCGCGTCAATCAGCTGGCGACGGATTGATGTAGCCGTCTTCGCCGAGTTGCCCAACAAGTGCGCATAGCCAAGGCCATAGAAGCCAACGCCGGGCATCAGCTTATAGTGAACAAAGCAATCCTGACGCTTAAACGTCGGGTCATTCTCTTCATAGTTCCGATAGATCGACAGAACCTTACGGCTGCCCTCATCAATCGTCACGATATACGGCAAAGGAATACCATCCTCGTTCTCAAAGCCTTCGAGATTCAGGTCAGCATAAACCTCATAAATCCGGTACTCTTCCGTGCCTTCAGCGCCGGGTTCAACACCCTGAACGCCATCAACCTCTGCACGAATCGGCGTCTGGCCTTCATCATCCGGCTGCGGATCGCCGACCTTGATGTCGCGATACACGCCTGCCAACTGCGCCAAGCGGAAATTGCGGCGCGTCATGGGCGTAATGTGGCAGAAACGTGGCGATGTTTCCAAATCCGTCGTGCCATACGAAACAATAAAGTTATCCGGCAAAACAAAACGGCTTACCGGGCGTCCCAGCAGCCGATCCTGATATACTTTCTTGAACGTCGAGCCCACCAAAGCCAACCAGAACAGCATCTGATCAAACTCTTCGTAGAACTCAGGGGCCAATTCCGTAAGGTAAAGGTTCATGAAGTCCTTAACCCGCGACGCCTGCGCCTCAAGCTGCTCGTTCGCTACGCCCGTGATCTGCGTCTTAACAGGACCACTGGCCGGTAACAGCTCACCACAGGCAACAGCCTGCCAGCGCACAACAGCCTCAGCCAAGAGTGGATCGTAAACGCCGCACGCGCCTTTGAACGGCGTCTGGCGGTCTTCGATCTTCAATCCCATCAGCTTAATGCCCTCAGACATCGTGGTTTCCCACTCGCTGCGGCTCTGCTTATCTTCCTCAACGCCGCTGAGCAACATCTCGCCCAGTCCCGTCAGGTCCATATCTTCCATGTACAGCGCAAGGTTCGACTCGTGCTTGATCTCGTCTTCTTCGTCTTCCGAAGGATCAAAATCAATCTCAACGCCACCATCATCCAGTTCGGTGATCTCAGCGCCATCGACCATCTCAGGGCCGCCCATTTCAATTTCGTATTCTGCGTCGCCCTCAGGCATATCAACATCAACGCCACCAATGCCCTCAAACTGAGGGCGTAGTGTGTCTTCGAGTGTCATCGGTTTGCGGGCCATTATGCCTCCTATCAATAAAACGAAGCGCGTTCAAGCGGTACGTCATATACCTCTTCATACGGGTTTTCCGTATTGTGTACCCAACCAGACTGCTTAACCCGCAAGAATGCCATAGTCATCGTGTCAACCCAGTCCCTCGAATCCGCCGCCGGAAACTGCACGCACTGTTCCATAAAGTCACGCGCCCACGGCCTCAACTCATCATATGACGGCTTCATCGCCGGTAGCCACACCCTACCATTTTCAATCAAGTCAGTCACCAATCGAACGCGTGCAATCTTATCACCAAACTTATCAGGATTAAACGGCGTTGCAACAATTCCCGCACGGCCCAAATCCTGTATCAGCATCTGGCCGTTCGCCTTCGCCTCCACCAGCACCGTATCGGGCCTGCGATTCTTCGATACCTTGATGGGCGTGCGATAGTTATCGTCCCTGTAATCCGTCGCCATACGCTGCACCATGCGCCGCAGTATCGGCCACTCAGCCCGGTCGCGCCACACCGACAACAGTATCAGGTTCGGTATATCGTTATCGTCATCAAACACGCCCCACGTCGTTGACGCGCTAAACGCCGATGTCTTGTTCGCCGTCAGCGCCGTATCCCACGCCTGTATAACGTACTTCACCTCCGGCGGATCAGGGGAGCGCCACCACTTAAACCACGTCTGATCAATGATACCACCATCATCCACAACCGGATTCTGCTGATACAGCGACGACCAGATACGGCTCGTCGTGGAAGGCTGGCGGCGGATCTTCTCCAGTTCCTCTTTCGGAAACTGTTCCGGCCACAGCGCATCTCCGGGCTCTCGCCCCAAAATGTCGTTATCCACCGCCAGCGCAGGCAAAATTACCCGCTCCCACTTCTCGCCCTCACCATCCCGTTCGCCCTGATCCAAGCGACCCATGTGGTCACCCAAATGCCAGCGCGTCCCAATCAGGATGATCGGCGTGTCTTTGTTCTTACGACGCGTGAAAAAATCCGCACCGTACCATGCCCATAACTTATTCCGCTCACTGTCCGACTCAGCCGCCTGAATACCCGACAGCAAATCGTCCCCAATCAATATATCCCCACGCCGCCCAGTCACGTTCGCGCCAACAGCCGTCGCGTGATAACCACCAGCCTGCGTCGTCATCCACTCGCCAGCAGCCGTCTTATCCGCACTAATCCCCACATCCGGGAATAACCGCCTATGCTCGTCGCCCTTGATCACGTTACGAACCTTCAGACCAAACGAATCCGACAGCTCCTGCTTGTGCGTCGCAAAAATCACGTTCTTCGTCGGGTTCTTCGCCAAGTAATAGGCCGGGAAGTAATGCGACGCGGCAAACGACTTACCATGCCCCGGAGGCATCGAAATCATCAGTCGCTGTATCTTACCCTCAGCAACCTCATCCAGCTTGTCACAGATCAACTTCAAGTGCGGGGGCGGCTTCAAACCACTCACATACTCAATATACGCAGCAAACGATGCCATCGCCTCCTCGCGGGCTACCAGCTCCGCCAGCAAGTCATCCATCGTCAGGTTATCGTTCATTCCTAGATAGCCTCATACGTGTCTGAAAACGCCTGTGGGCTCAGTGCTGTCACATGCCCCATCTCGTTCTTTACAATCCAGCAATAAGGCGACGCAAGCTCTTCCCCGAATGCGGTGTCCAATACGATCTGACTGTGCCGATTGACCGTCACATCATCATCGATAAAGGCGGCAATCTCAGGCAAATTATGCCCAGTCCACTGCTTCGCCGTTACGGTCAGCGGCTTCCTCCGGTACTTCACACGCGCCACCCATAACAGTCCAGCGAACCCCACACCCGCGAATATCGCAGCATGAACCGAAAGCGGCCCAGAGCCACAATAAACCCAAGACTGCCTGAGCGGCGCGGGTACACGTTAATCCCCGTCCTAACCGGCCCACACTCGTCACGGATATATATCAACCCTCAAACTCCTCACCGTGTAGCCATGCCATCACGATCCGACGCAGCATCTCTTGATTCTGGGCGGTGTAGGTAGTCTCGGTATCGTCGTGCAGGACAATCTTACTGTCATCCGCCAACCACTCATCAAAGCCCTCACCCTTGGTCAGCGTGATTGACGTTCCATCCCCAACTATTGTGAGCGGCATACCCAGCTTATCGCTGTCACCTGCAAACCCACGCACAAAACACTGATTAATCTTCATCACTCAACATCCCTATAATCAGCCTCAATAACCATCGCCGGCTTCGCCCTATCCGCAACCATCGCCCTTAACGTCTGCAGATCCAGATCCTTCGCCGTCACCGTGTGATTGATATTCAACGTCTGATCCATAAACCCTAGCAACTGCGCCTGCGTCTTCACCGCACTAATCGCACTCGTAAAGTTCTTCGCATCCAACGCACGCTCATGCACCGCCTGCAACTCATCCAAGAACAAATCACGCGTGTATTCCGTCCGCTCAATCGCCATCCCGGATGTCTCAGCCTCAGCAATCAAACGCTGAACCTCAACCCGCGCCAACTGACGCTCCGCAACTACCTTGATGTGATATTCAGGGTTCGTAATCCCAGCGCGAACACACGCCAACTCAGCAGCGTTCTTAGACTTCAATGCACGCAGACGCACATACTCACGCGCAAAAACCAAATCACGGTCCTCACGCATCGCAACCTCAGCATCCTCGCTGATCAACGAGCCTAAGCCAAATCCGTCATCATCCCAATCCATATCCATCCTCTATAATCATCAACGACATTAAAACAATATATAAATTTTTTTGGATCCACCAATATAAACAAAGGGGGGCATTATCGGGGGTAGGGGGGTGGAAAACAAGGTCAAACGTTTTGGCGCGAAATGTAAGGCTGGGTGGGTGTATACTAGTATGTTGTCCGCCTGCGCGGCCAAAAGTGGGTGGGTGGGGGTGCTGGCCAGCGTCCGACGGCGAGCCTGTCCGGTTCCAGCGCGGGCAACGCATAGCATCCGCGCGCGCACGCGTAGGCGTTCCATCCTGCGCGGTGAGCTGATGACATATTGCGGTGAGCTGATGCAGCACCTGATGACAAGCCTGTTGACATATCTGTTGACGCTATTATTTACGGGGCTGGCTTTTAGCCTTTCATCGATGGCCGGACTGGCTGGCTGTCACAGTTCTAAGGAAACACAACATGAGCATCAAGCAAACACTAGCGCAGCTTAAGGCAATGGGATGCAAGGCCACCTATTCGAAAGATTGGGAAGAGTATCGGGTGACGCTCCCCAACCTAGACGCGAAACGGGAAGAGGCGATTGCCTACTATACCAGCGATGCAGAAGACGCGCTTGCAACAGGCGCAGCGATGAAAGGCCTTGGCTAATGACCGACACGCAAATCCACCTAGCAATCCGCTTGGGCCTGTTCGCCCTAATCGTGATTACCGCCAACCTATACGCAATGACTGGAGCTTGAATATGACACGCAAAGACTATGTATTGATTGCCGACACCATCGCGCAATTTAGCCGTGACATCGCCAACGATGAAGGCCTGACCTTAACCACCAACGGACGGGCAGTCCTATCAGGCGAACGGGTGGGCCTGCAGACTATCGCGCACCGACTGGCCGAGAGGTTGCGTCAGGACAACCCGTCCTTCGACCGCAAGCGTTTCATCGACGCCTGCCAACTGGACACGGAGCGCCTCGCATGATCGCCCACATCGCAGTCTTAACATTCTTCTGGGGCGTCTTGGCCCTATGCATCCTTACGATCTATCATACAGTGAAAGGTAACTGATCCATGACGCACTACATCGGAACAATCTATTTCTTGGGCAAGTATCGACCGCTATCGGTGGAAGGTGACAACCTAGAAGAAGTTATGATAGAGCTTTCCGCCCGTGCCCGTGAAGCCCCTCAGGAGGTTCGTGAGCGCATCAAGGAACTCTGGCTAGGCAGTGACTGCGGATATGGAGGACAGAGCATTGAGCGAGGCTCCTATGGCGCTTCATGGATACAAGCAGACGAACCAGCCTTCCCTCATGATACATGGGACTCGATGCCGCCCTGCCCGAACCTGATTTATAACTGAGGCAGGGGAACCATCGAACGAATCAGGAGGGCTTCGGCTCTCCTTTTTTTTGCCCACCCTGCTGACGCTGTTGGCAAACTGTTGAATATGCCCACCAGTCACGCATTTTCCGCAATGTCACAGAAACAGGCCTTTATTTTCAATGACTTAGATATACTTTGTCACGGATTTTCCAAAAATGTCACGCTCTTGTGACAGAAAAAACGGCTGAAATCCGCCCTTTTTTATATATATTTCTAAATGTCATGATTTATATATATATATAACCCCGTGAAAATAAAAATGTATACAACTGTATACATGGGTAAGGGAGTATATATAGGGATATGTTTTCGGCAAATCCGTGACATTTTTCGGATTATCCATATAAAACAACAACTTGTTTGTCACAAACTTGTCACAGGTCCGATTCGGCCCTATTATTTCCGTTATATATCAGACACTTATTTGTCACGCTATCCGTGACATTTTTGGGCAAAACCGTGACATTTTGGTATTTTATCGGTTTAATTTGATGATGGCGCTTTTGTTGTCGATTGTGTGTTGACATACGCAAATGCGCTGAAGTAAGACTGGCGTTAGGTTGCAGTGTGACGTTGTGACCGAATGAATTGAGAAAGGGTATTTGAAATGACGTTTACGTTGAATGGAAAGTCTTCCCCTTGGGGCATCGTGCAGGACGAAGAAGTCATCGCCGAGGGCATCATTTATGTTTCGACTGCATCGCATGGCGGCATCTGGGTAGCCCGTGAATTGCTTCCCCGTATCTCGAAAGAGATGAAGGACTACGCGAAATATTGGTCTGGTTCGTCGCAATGGTTTGAGGAGGATTGCGCGGCGCAGTGTGTGGTCGTTAGCTTCCCCGAATATTTCCCTGCCGAGCAGGTTGAGAACGCCTGGGCGACTGTCCGCCGTTATGTGACGAAGGAGGCGGCGTGATGCGTTATTATATAATCCAGACAACGGCGCAGGGGATTCGTCCCCTGCCCTATACCGAGGGCGGTTTTGATACGCGACACAAGGCGCGGCATTATTTGGACAGGACTGGCGAGAGCTGGTGCAGGATTGTTGGGAGGGCGGCGTGATGGTTGACGTTGTTAATGCGATGGACGGGGCGATTCGGTCGCTGGAATATACTGTGATTGCGTTACAGGCCCCCGAAGGGGCTTTCATGCGCGACACGCTGGCGGAGCTGATTGAGGCGCGGGAGACTGTGGCGGGCATGATAGCATCGCTGGAGAGCATTGTTGCGGCGGAGCTTTGCGGTGGTTCGGCGATAAGTATGCGGATGGCAGCGCAAGGGGCGATTAAGAGAGCGAAGGGAGAGGCGTGATGGATAAGGATACCACCTATAACGGCTGGACGAATTACGAAACGTGGCGGGTTCGTCTGGAGATGTTTGACGGCGACTATTGCAGCGACAATGACCTAGACGCATACGATCTTGGCCAATACTTGCGCGAGATGGCGGCTGAAACGATTGACGCGCAGTCCGAGGGTTGGGCGCGGGATTATGCGCGGGCGTTTCTGGACGCTGTGAATTGGCGCGAGATAGCCGAGCATATGATTGATGATTATCGGCCAGAGGCTGAATTGTGCCGCAATGGTGTGGCGCTGGCTGACTGTGACTGTTGTTAGGAGACGGATGATGGCGACATATGTTTTTAGCACTGATTTTTATATCGGCGCAGAAAGCGAAGAACAGGCCCGTGATGGTCTTTTGGAATTGCTGAACGAGATAGTCGGGCGCGATGATAGCAGCCCGTTCGATCTGATTGAAACACTAGAAGAGGGAGAGGCGTGATGGCACACACACAGGGGCCTTGGCGGATTGGGGAGCCAAGCGACGGCTTTATAGGTAATGTCTTGGCTGACAATCCAAGGCGGCTGCTTGCACAGGTAACAGTGCAAGACGGCGAACAGACTTTAGCAAACGCACGGCTGATTGCCGCCGCGCCGGATATGTTGGCTGCGCTTGAGGCTGTGATTGATGACCTTGAAGAGCATATTGGCGTGGCAGTAGACCATTACGCATCTGAAAGATGGCTTGAAGGCGCGAGGGCGAGGCTTGGGGCAGCGCAGATGGCGATTGCCAAGGCAAAGGGAGAGGCGTGATGGCGCAGGATATTTTTAGGACAGTCCGCGAGCTGCTGGAGAGCAGCGATTGCGTGCTGATGGGCAATGCCGTGAACACGGAGGGCAAGCTGTATGATGACAGCGTTGAGAACCTGACACGGCTTCTGGTGATGGAGAAGAACTATGCGCGGATGTATATCGCGCTGGAGAGCTTGGTATTCAATTACGCGCATTTCGGGCGGGTAACGGATACATTCGTGGCTGATGTTTCGCGGATTTTGCAGGAGATAGACGGATGACCGACTGGGAGCGGGTGGCGCTGGCTTTTGATGTGCTGGAGAACGCCGAGGTTATGGAAGAGTTCGACGATTGCTTGTGGATCAGGGTGAACCGCGAGGATTGGGAAAGATTGAAGGAGGAGGCATTGCCATGAACGTAATACTGGAGCTGGATTGCAAGGAAGTTGCGCGGTTTGAGTATGGTTCGCACGCTATGTGGGCTGCGCTTGCGTTGAGCAAGGAGGACGACAGGCTTTGGACGGTGATTGACGAACGCAACAGCGAGGTCACGACTATCGAGTATAGAAACGGGAAGGCATATTGATATGAAGGTTTTTAATTTTACGCTGGCGTTTTCCGTGATGGCGAGTGACGAGCTTGACGCACGGGTGAAGCTGAAGGATTTGCTGAAGTCGATTAGCAAGGAAGAGATATTGTGGGCGATGGCTCTGGAGGAGGACGAGGCATGAGCAGGGAGCTAGACGCAGCAGACGCAGAAGAGCTGCTGACTGTGCTGGATTTGATCGTCAATTCGATTGATGAGCACGTTAATGGCGATGACAGTCCGGACATCGATCCGTCGCTATGGGATGACTATTACACGGCGTTTGATACGCTGATTGAATATGGCCGCAGAGAGCCGAGGAGGCAACGATGAACACTGAAGAAGATTTCGACCGCGTAATCAGTAATATGCAAGCAGCACAGAGAGTCCGTGAAAGTGCGTGGGATCTGTATGCTGCGTTGGCATTCTGTAAGACGCATCTTGAGGAAGAAAATTGGGCATCCGAGGAAGCGCGACTGGAGTCATTAGATATGACGTTGAGTCTTTGCGATGTTGTTTTTCGGCGGTGTATTGGAGAAAGAGATGAACACTGAAGAGCGTTTCGTAGTGAAACAGATAGTGGGGCGCGCTCTGGACAAGGGCTATTTGCTGACGGCGTATGACGGCGAGGAATATCCTATCAAGAATAGCGATGACCTTGAAGCTGTGATGGCTGGTCTGGGGCACTGCGATGACGAGTGGCTTATTGTGTCGAACGCTGACGGGAAAAGGATCGGCGCGATCTATCTGGTTTACGGCAATGACGCTGACGAGGTGGTCGCGGATTGCACGGACAAGCCGGAGATATTGGAGATAGTTGGATGACTGATAAAGAAATAATACTGAAGGCGCGCAAGGCATTCGAGCAGCGCGATAAGGCGGCGCGTAGGCTGCAGGAGATCGATAGCGAGATCAAAGGACTGGTGACGCAGTATAGCACGGCGACGAAGGTCTGGGGCTTTAC